CCCCATACCCCGACTCGGTCGCATTTAGCACTTTCCGCCGTAAGACATCTTCTTAGTCATGCCGCCTTTTTTCATAGCCACTTGCATACCTTTGGTTTTACCCTTCGAAACAACACCATCAGCAGACTTGTGACCGGCAGACAAACCACCAGCAGCCATCTTCTTAACTTTGCCGCCTTTTTTCATAGTCATTTCAGACTCTTCATGCTTGACCATGGACTTGGGAGCGCCCTTCTTTTTCATAAAGGCAACTTCTTTAGCAACCATCTTCTTGGACTCAGCCATTTCACCACCCCTTTTAAAAGTTTTGCCTTTGTCGGCAGACATAAATTCCTTCCCAACCGAGGAAGGTACACCTACTTTCTTAGCAAACTTCGGGTTGTTGGCAATAGCCGCCATGAAGTTGTGCTGTTTTTTACTTACGCTTGGCATTACACAATCTTCCCACGAGTTTTACCTTTAACGCAGCAACCATCAGCACGTTTGGAAGCAGAAGAAACCGAGCCACCCTTAGCCATCTTCTTAACGGCTCCGCCTTTTTTATACCCTTTTATATCTTGGCGCGCCTTCATTTTTGCTTCATCGTCTTGGCTAGTCATACGATTAATGCCGAAATACGAACCAACCTGACGAGCTTTGTCCCCAGCTGTATCCATAAACTTATTCAAAGTGTCATTAATAGACCCCGGTTTATCACGTAAAACTTCGGTTGCGTATTTATTAGCCGCATAGTCATATGTATCTTTAGCTATTTTGTCGGCTGCAGCTTTTTTAGCAATAGCCGTTTCTTCTTCTCTAGCTTTATCTTTTGCTTCTTGTTCAGACTTAAGTGAAGAAAAGCGTCTCTGTATTTCTTTACGATGCTCTGCATTAATGTCACCGCCCTTACCATATTTTTTAACTTTTGCCATTTTACTTGCCCTCCATTAGTCGGTCGATTTTGGTTTCAAGCCTGTCAAAGCGCTCGTTAATTTGTTTGATAACATCACGCATGTCGTTCTTCTGCGTGTACTCGTTTGCTACATGCACCTTAAAGTCGTTGAGTTCTTTGTCGGTGTTTTTGATATTGTCGAGGGCTTCTTTCAGGAACCAGCCGATGACAGCCGCTAGAAAGTATATGGCCCCAAGAAGTAGTTCCGTCATATTCATAATAACTCCTAGCAGTTCCATGCCCGAAGGCTTTTGTTAATGCGACTGTTGGGGTCGTTGGCGGTTTTGGCAGATGTAAGCTTCTTCTTCATCCCTTTCATCCGAGCGCAAAAAGAATCTCTGCGGGGGCCACCCTCTGGTTGTGGTGCTTTCAAGCCGGGCTTTCCGGGGTTTGCAGCGTTGTACGAAGCTCGCCCCTTCGCGTTCAGCCCACCTTTTGGGTTCTTTCCTTCCTTACGCGTCCAAGCCGGGGTCTTAGCCATAGAACACCGTGATACCGGTAACTGAGCCAACCGATAAGGTCAGATATAGCCCGGTCGTAGCCAAAATACCTTCGCCGGGAACTTGAATGGCAAAAGTATTTGGGGTGCCAAGGCTGGCAATATCCATCGTGTACAAAACCGCACCAGTAGCACTACCGTCACGAATCTCAAACGTAGCGGCAGTAGACGCTTTAGGGTTTACAACAATGCCCCGTAGTCTGGTACGGTCCCCGTAGTAGGAACCGGCGGCGCTAAGGTGCGCCGACTTAACATCAGTTTGCATCATGATGCGATGCTCCTATTAGGCGGCTACGCCATCAATCACAACAAAGTTAATCACCGGAGTATCAGAAGTGGTTCCGCCCGTGGTGTAGAAAGTAACGGTGAAGCTACCAGCAGACACGGCAGTAACAAGCAAAACGTACAAATTGGTACCGGATGCTTGGTTCAAAATAATTACGTCGTTAGCACCAACAGTGCTATTGGTGACGGTAAAGCTGGCGGCAGTGGCAGAACCAGCGGCGGTAAACATGGTAATAGCACCACAACGCTTGTTAAGCGTCACGCCAGTAGTACGGCTTGTGCCTTGAGTTACAGCACCACCCGCGCCGGTTGCATAACCAACACCACCGGTACCCGTAGAAGTGATAGCACCAGTAGCAGTGAGAGAAGTTACAGTGGTGGCAGCGTCAAACGTAGCGTTGGTAGTGACTGCACCGGTGGTGGAATCAACAGAGATAGACTGAAAGCCGTTCTGCGAACGAATTGGGCCATTGAACGTGGTGTTAGCCATGATAATCCTTTCGTGTTGTAGCACATACTCCGCACAGTCTCTACAAAGTCTGCTAGGTCAGTCTGTGCAGATGGTTTCCTAGTAAATAAACAATATAACAAAAAGGGGGGTTTTTCAACCCCCCTCTAAACTACTTAAGCTCCGGGCGATCCAAACATGCCGAGCGGATCAGACCAGCCGAACGAATAACGCTCACGGGCCTTGTAACGAACGTTGCCGGTGTCGAAGTCTCCGTCCATCGAGGTAGCCATAGGCGTACGAACGAAGTGCTTCAGACCGTTGGGAACGTCAGTTGTCAGGAACCATGCATTGGTATCCGTCAGGAAGTGGTTAACTGCGTAGCCTTCAGGAATCGAACCGTTGTTCTTGATGGCGTTGATGTCATTGTCAGCAGTAGAAACACGGAGTTCGGTTTCAAGCAGACGAGTCGCAACGAACATCAGCGAAGGAGGAACGATCAGCTTACGGGGTTTAGCAGCAATCAGCAGGCCACGCTCGTCCGTCCAGCCAGCGATCTGAATAACGGCAGCCTCAAGGGAGGTTTCGTTCAGATCAGCAGCGGTAGCGGGCGTGTTGCTGTTTACACCACCAGAAACCAGCGGGTGCTGAGTCGAGAACAGGGCAACGCCATCACCACCGGTATAGCCAGAGGAGAAGCCGTTATTAAGGACAGAAGCTGCCTTAACCTGTTTGGTGTATGACATAGCACGGGCCAGAGCCTTGGTGTAGCGGGCGGACAGGGAGTCATAGAGGTTGTCCTCAATTGCCTCTTCCGTCAGCGAGAATCCAAGAGCGATGGTTTCGTGGTTATAGCGAGCAGTGAATGCCTCCTGTCCATTATCGTAAGCGATTGCCTGACCTTCATTCTTCACGGGTGCAGCTGAGAAGCCTGAAAGTTTGGTCTCTTCTTCGAACGAACGCTCGGAGGTTTCGGTTTCGAAAATCTCTTTATGCTCTTCACCATAACGAGCATACTCAAGACCGAACAGTGCGTTCAGTCCGGGGAGAAGTTCTTTTAGTAGTTGGGCGCGTGAAATAGCCATGATTTAATCTCCTTAAGCACCAGTGGCGTTGGTGTAGCTGTGCCAACCGGCATTCCACACAACACGAACTTCGGGATAACCAACAAAAGTAATAGCAGTACTGGCGGCCAGAGTAATTGCGCTGGAAACCGTTACGGTCGTAGTGCTGATGTTGGTTACAGTGATGTAGTTACCTGCAAGCGAACCCGTGCCAGACGGAGCGATAAGCTGCATTCCGGGCTTGATGGCGGTGTTTGCTGCGGTCAGCGTAACCGTCGTGCTGGAGCCAGAAGTGCTACCGGTAGCGGCAACAGAAACAGCCGTATCGGGCACAACAGCAACAACGCGGAACGGGGCTGCGGTAGTAACGCGAACGTTACCAGAAGTACCGGAGCTGATAGCGCCACCCGTCAGGATAACTGCGGAGTCACCGGTCGTCGTGCTGCCCGTATTTCCGCTAAGGGAGTACAGGTTGCTGCCCACAAATGCAGGGTTAGCGTAGCCAATCGTGGTTCCAGAGTTGGCAAGCGAGGTGCCTTGAACGCCCATAACACCTTGGAAAACGGTGCGGGGGTCGTCAATAACATAGGCAAGTGCGTCTTGGGCAACCGTACTAGCAGGCCAGTACTGAGCGCGAATACGCTGATTGGTGCCGGGGTTTGTGTACTCACAGCCAACGAACACGCCAATCGCACCGTCAATTACCGTGGTGGGGCTGGAAGTGGGATCGTAGTTGTAGAGCGCAATTTTTCCGCTACCAATCTTTACGATGTCGCCGTAAAAAACGTTAGAACTAAAGCCGGTAGAAATCGGGATCATGCGGGTAGAACCAGCATAAGGAAGTCCACCAAGCTCATTTACCGCTTTTAGCCCGTAGGGGGCCGAAACAGTGGGATAAGCCATTTTAAACTCCTAAAAAGTTATTTTGTTCCAGAACCAAAATTTCCGCCCCGTGTCGTAGTGGACTTCTTTTCACTAAACAGCGGCATGCGGGGGTCGTTGTTTCTCATAAAGTGATTATCAACAGAATCATTTTGGGCTTGTGCTTGGGTGCGGTAGTACTCATTCCGTGCCGCAACCATCTCAGACGGCATCTTGCAAAGCAACAATCCGCCCAATTCCACATTCCCATTTTTATTCGCAGCGAGCTTAAGCTCGGGGTGATCCTCTGCTCGCACTGGCTCCCAGCCTTCCCGGAATTTCTTGGATACGTTAGACGGCGTTTCCTCACCTAATACAGAAACAGCAATCCAACGGAACTCCCAGCCGGGTTGAGGGTTGGGAACAGGCAGAGTACTGGGCGGTGTATACACGGCCCGAGCAGTGTTCTCACGTGTCTGAAGGTCACGACTTGTACGAGTGTTTGACATTTAAGCCTCCGAAGAAAGTTTAGAAATCTCTTTTGCATACTGCTCATTGGTAAGTCCAAGCCGCCTTGCTAAAGCCTCCTGCGACTTTGTAAGCCTTACGACTTTTTTACCTGCAGTACGTGTTGCGGGCGCTACAACGGTAGCGGGTTTCTTCGTCACGGCCTGTCTTGTAACACCGAAAAAATCGGGAAACACTTCGCGCATGCGAGCGTTAATCCGCTCGTAGTACTCATCAGTGCGGGGATCCTGCCCCGATTCGACCAGCTTTTTGTGCACAGCCAGTGCAAGGCTCGTCATCTCGTCGTCCTGCCCAAACCATTGATTTTGTTGTTGCCAACGCATCGCTTTTTGATCTGGCACCGGAACTGGCTGCGTAATATTTTGACTATATACAGGTTCTTCTGAAACTTGTAAAGACTGTACAGAAATATTTTTTGCTTGGTGCTGTCTCAGTTTTGCATCAGTCAACAGCTCCTGAGCTTCCATAATAGCGTCAGAATCGTAGCTTTCCTGCGCTTCTTTTAGCTTCCGACGCGCCATCTCCAGCTCAATATCGGCTTTAGTCTGCAGTGCGTCAACGTACTCTTGGCTTCCAGTATTAATTGCACCTCGAAGTTTTTTGTTTTCTTCGATCAATCTCTGGGCTAGAACTACTGCTTCTTCACGCTCACGCAGGGCAGCCTCTTTAGCACGGCGCTCATCGTGCCGGGCATGGGTAAGCTCTTTCATCCTCTTCTGGACTTTGTCCCCATACTGGGCAATCTCATCATCCGAGGGATCTTCTACCTCCCGGTCAAGCGGCTTACGGCCTCTATCCTGTTCGGGGGTGTCATCTATAACTTCAATCTCTACATCGCCTTCTTCAACTTCTACTTCAGCAACGAGATCTTCTTGCTCATCGGGAAACTTAAAATTCTCAGACATGGCTCTCTCCAAGTTAAGCGCGGCTATATCCGCGAGGGTCTTCAACAACGGCCTCAACCTGATCGTCATTAATCAGGCGGAACTCACGACCGTGAATTTTAAAACGAGTTCCTGAGTAAGCACGCACTAACACAAAGTCTCCTTCCTTACACCATGCGCCGGTGGGGAACTTGGCTTCATCCTTGTACGCTTCAGATCCAATACGCATCACAAACAAAACCAGCGTGCCGTTCTCTTCTACTTTGGTAATAGATTCCGGCTTTAGGATTCCAGATTCGTATTTGTCATCTACTTCAGGTACTGCGCAAAGAATTTTCCAACCTTTGGGTTCTGGCAACTGCGTTGCCTTTCTTTCTTCAGTCATCTGCGTCTTCCACGTTTTTGGCAAGGTCAAGTAAGTACCGCTCTGCGATGGCTAGACCCCGGATCACCCCGCATAATTCTTTGTACTCTTCGTACGTCTTACAGCCGCCGGTAGCAACATCATCGGCGTAGTTATTCATGTCTTCGCGGATCTTACCCCGTAGTACTTCTACAAATTTATCAATCACTTAGCGCCACCTTTCAGTGCGTCGATTGCTGTTTTAAACCCGGCTTGCTCGTTCTGGCTGGCAAGTTTTTCTTTCTCGTGCTGCAGTTTTGTCATCGTCTTGAACCCGTCAGCCTCGAACTGTTGAGATAGTTTCTGTCTCTCAAGCTCCAGTTTCTCCTGCTCAAGAGCAAAGTCAGCCTGATCTTTCTGCGCTTTACGCTGCTGCTCTGCCATCTGGATCTGAATCTTCTGCTGCTCCAACTGCATGACCGGATCCTGCGCCTGCTGTTGTGATTCCTGTTGAGCTGCCTGTACCTGACTCTGCGCCAACACTTGCTGAGCGCCTTCTGCAACCATGCGAGAGAGTTCAACTTCTGCCTCTTCAGGTAGCTTGGTATCGGGGTGCGGCAAGGGAATACCCACTGCATCTTGCACCTGCCTGCGATATGCGTATCCCAAGTGCTCAGCAATATGCGCCTGCATAGCCGCCATCATTACGGAAGCCTGCGGGTTCTGCCCCAACATCTGCGCCATCTTGGGGTCCTGCATCATGGAGTTGTGCGCTGCAATATGCGCTGCGTGGTCTTGGTACATGAACGCTTTTACGGGCTTCATCTTCAAGATGTTCATGTTCTCCGTCAGGGGATCCTTCGGAGTCTCATCGTCTGGCAGCGGAACAAGCTTGGCGGCATTTTTAATACCTAACACCTCAAGCATCTGGCGATGCAACATGGGGATGTCGTAGACTTGCGGGGCTTGCTGGGCAAGCTGAATAACCGCCTGATACTGCACAACCCGCTGAGACATCGTAGCCGCGTTGGGGTCGCTGACCGGAATAATATCTACATGGTCGTAGTCGGATTTTTTTACACTGCGATCCGCACCCTCAACGTCGTAGTTGTATGAGTCGTCGGTGTAGTCCCTGATGATGGCTGCCAGCAGGCGAAGCTCTTGTTTAAACGCAAAGTGCACCCGAGCCTGAACTGCAGACATTACCTTGAGCATGCGCTCCAACAGAGCCAGCGTTGTACCGACCGGGGCCTGCGCACTCATGTCGCTGACCTGCATATCCGCTGTTGCCGCAAAACGACGGCCTTCCTCAACAATCTTATCTAGCAGAGCGGACAGGACGGCAGACGGTTCTTTATAGGGCAGGGGCATGATGTTGTCCCGAATAGACCCGGAACCCACATCTACATCTCGGAACTCGCCCGGAGCAATCGGCGTGTCATCGCCCTTAATTCTCAGACCCCGAGCTTTCAGTCCGCCCGGCAGGTTAGCCAATGTGCCCGCATCCACCAGCTGTCTCATGATGGACGTTGCCGATTTAGCATATCCACCAATCAGATGGAACAGTCCGAAGCCGTACGCCCCAAAGCCGGGGATATATTGATAGTGTACGAAGTGATTGCGTTTAGCTTTGGTCGGATCGTCTTCGTAATAGTTGCGGCGTATGGACAAAATGTCGCCTGTATGGCTTAGCACCGTTACTACGTATGGCAGTGCAATACCGTCTTCATCTTCGTACCCGGGCAGATTCAGAGAGACGTGCGACTCGTACAACTCATAGCGCTCGTCGTGCATGGCTGAGAAGCCAGTCTCTTCGTCTTTCTTTTTCTGCAGGTCGTTAATCTGCTTGGGGGGATCTGGCAGCTCGATGTCTCGGTAAAAACCAGCGGCTTGCAGCTTCTTAATTTCGTTTTCTGTTTTACGCATGCGGTGCGTTACGCGCTCGCATGTATCTAGGTTAGACGCTCCATACGGCAGAATAATGTCTTCGGCTGGAACAAACACAGAGATCTGGCGCTGCAGGCTGGGATCGTAGTACACCTTCTTAAATGCTGATCCCGTTGCTGGCAGGTTCCATAGCATGCGTTCGTGTTCCGGCCTAAACTCCGTCATGCGCTCTGTGAGCTCGTAGTTCATGTTGGCCTTAATACGGGCCGCCGCCTGATCTTTCTCTGGGCTGTCTTTACCAATAATCTGCGTCTTGACGGGGCCTTGCGCGGGGAACGTCTCCATAATGGTTTCGCTCTGGAACCGCACAACCGCCTCAGTAATCATCGGGTGAAACACACCGCACGCCCCATCCCACGGTTCTGTGCGCTCTTCATACTTCAAGCCCATCAGCACAAGGCCATTTTTATATGCCTCTTCCCAGTCTTTACGGGAATCAATATCGTTTTGGATGTCCCCTAGCAAATCGCCAGACAGAGACTCCAACTCCCCGCCATCTATTTCTTCTGCAAGGTTCATACTGAAATCGGGCTCTGCATCTGGATCGATGCTTATTTCCATATCGCCCATTTTGATGTTTACTTCTTCCGGGTCGATGATTTCGATTTCAAGCTCTGGCTCACCCTCAAGAGCGGCAGCTTCTTCGGCTATTCCGACTGGGGCTTTGTATAGAGATTTATCAACAGCCATATAAGTCCTTAATAGTAAGCAGCCTTACGGGCCCGCCACATCGGCGCATCATCAACTTGGTCAGAGTCTAGCGAAATAAATCCGCCTTGTCTAAATCTTAACAGTGCTTGCGATGTTGTGTCTACAAAGTCGTCATGTTCTCCAACTGGGAAAGCCGCAATTTCTTCTATTACCTCTCGCGCCCACCGAGTGTCTGGAGCCCACACCTTGCCAGATGCAAATAAATCTGATACTGCATTAAGGCGCACAATCTTATCATTGCCTCTGCTGGGAGTAAACTCTTGCACTGGGATACCCATCCTACGCAATTCTTGAATCAACGGTCCACCCGCCGCTTTTTTTTCCACAATAAACGCATCAGGCTCCCACTCCTTATAGTGCTTAAGCGCCGATTCTTTTAGTTCCGGAAAAGTCATCCGTGCTTTAAATGCATCGAGCAGTATCAGATGCGGCGAGTCCCCCTCCTCCTCGTTATACCAGACACCCCACGTAGTGCAGGCGCTATAGTCCGAAGTTGTTTTGGTTTCGTGGGCCGTATCCCAAGACTGAATAATAAACTCGCACTTTGGCGGATTGTCTTTTGGCCACATCTTCCACATCTCGCGGCGAACCATAGCCGCTTCTTCTGCCGTGGGGTCCTGCATATACTGCGCGTTCCAGTAGCGTGGATCCATCCCCGCTTTTTTAGCCATCAACTGCTCAACAGGCCACTGCTCTGGCCACAGGCTTTTACCAGATGGAAGAATTGCAGGCAGCTCAACAATCTCCCATGTGTCTGCGTCAGGGTTTTTTGTTTGGAAATCAAGCAGCCGCCCAGTTAAATCAATCAGCGACCACCGAGTCATCACGACAATTATTCCACCGCCCGGCATAAGTCGCTGCAGCGGTCCAGTCTGAAACCAAGACCAAGCGTTATCAAACGCCAGCCTACTATTTGTCTTTACATCTTGTTCAGAATGAGGGTCGTCAATAACGAACAGGTCGGCACCACGACCTGCAAGAGCACCTCCAACACCGACGGCGTAATATTGACCCCCAAGTGATGTGCTCCACTTGCCAGCTGCCTTCTGATCTTCGGCAATAGCTGTGTTAGGAAATATTCTTTTGTATTCATCAGCATCGATAAGATTCCTTATTCTGCGACCAAAATCTTCTGAAAGCGACGCGGTGTGCGTAGCCATAATAATCTTTTTCTCTGGGTATTTACCCAGAAACCATGCCGGAAACAGATAAGAACTAAACTCAGACTTACCCATACGCGGGGCGATATTAATAATTACCCGTTTCTTCTTACCCGACAGCACGTCATCAAATATTTTTGCCAGCTTTCTGTGATGTGCCCCCTCTTTAAACCCGGGATATACCTCCTGAGCAAACGAAATTACGCTGTTTTGCGCATTTACTATGCGCGTTCTCTTTTCTTTTTCGTCCAGAGCCTCTAGAAAATCTAACTTCTCTTGCGTTGTCATCGTAGACAACAATAACTGCATCTCTTGTTCACTCACTTGCTTAGTCATTTGCGCTTATTTGCACGTCTTCAGGCTTTATGTCGATGACATTGTTTAGGCGGTTTAGCTTCTCCTTAATCTTCGCATCGAGTTCAGTGTCTGTAAGGTCAGTTTTCTTAATCTCCATACGTTCCGTGAAGAGGGCGACCTCCGTGACCTTTCCCAGAAGCTCGATAGCCCGCAGCCGGATCCTTGCATCGGGGTGATTCGTCTCTTCCACGAGTTTTGCAACGGCCATCCCCCGCAATTCTTTAGCTTGGTTAACAAACTCCCAATCATACGCGGTCAACATAGCTACGACATGCCGAACTGCCTCAGGGGTTTCTACTTTTAACAGCAAATCCTTGACTTGTTTTGGCTTTGTATTAGTTGTAAGCGCAACAAATGCCTCCCGCGCTGCCGATGTCTGCGCCACATCCAGCATCTCCTCATCGTCTTCTACGCCCAAAGACTTTATCCAGTCCGACGTAGCGACCTGAGCATTAAACATTTCGTTGGGTGTCGCTTTTTCGACAGTAACAACCACCTCTGCCGGATTAGTCAGCACCTCGGGAGTGAATTCAATTAAGTGATCTAACACTTGCGCTCCGTTTTTTACAGTGTATACTCGCTATCTGTAGCTTGTGAAGACTTTCTTCATGGTTACTTCTCCTTCTTGGTGGGTGATCCCACTTTGTCCCCCAGCGCTGCTGGGGGTTTTTTTACCTTTGTATGTCTAAACTTTGACAGAACTGCTAGGTTTTTTCTTAGGTTTTTTAGCCCGTTTCTTTTCCAGCTCTTCCTCGTAGTGCAGCTTTCTGTGGCAGTTGGCGCACAGCACAATACACTTTTTTATTTCCTCAAGGGCCCGCGCATACGAACCGTTACCGACCAGCTTGTGCACCTTCTCATTCGATTTGTCTCTAACCACGTGGTGAAAATCAAATGTCGCGGGGTGGTTCTCCCCGCATCTTTCGCAAGATAGCGTTGCTTTAAACGCTGCCCACTCTGCTCTTAGTGACTTCTTTCGGTTTGCCGAGCGTTCTATGTAGCTCTGTTTGTTGTTTTCGTAGTGCGCCTTGGCGGCGGCTTTTTGTATTTCTGGAAAATCTGCGCGTCTTTTCTTTTTCTTCTCGAGTATTTTTTCTTTGTTTGCTGCGTAGTACTTCTTACTCTGCTCTCGCTTTCTTTCCTTTTTGTCCAAGGTACTTTCTCCAGTAGCACGTTGTTTCAAAGGCGTATGGCCATTTGGGGTCGTACATTCTGTATCCGGCTTTAATGAGGTTGTTTGCACTTTGTGTGTTCTGGTTTGTGTCGCTAATCATGTACGCCCAACCTAGGCGGCGCGCCATCCGTTCCCTAACTAAAATCAACCGCTTTTGTATTCCTCTGCCCCTGTGCAGCGGTGCAACTGCTGCTCTCCACAAATATCCCGTGTCACTCCATCGGGTAGAACGACGCATCGCGGCGAAGCCTACCACATCTGTCTGATATTTGACAACCCACCAGTAGCCTTCAGTGGGTTCGAGTACGTCGTCTTCGGGGAAGCACTGTTTGTGTAGGCGCACGATGGCCTTGGTTGCTGAGGTATCTGTCAGCTTTATTTTTTGGATTTTGTAGGGGTTGGCTTGCATGGCTCGCCGAGTTTAGCGCGGGTTTGTTTAGATATGTGTTGTCTATTATTAGACATAGTTGGACAAAATTTTTTGGAGTGGTTACGGAATAGTGATCTTGTCCGCCGCCCAGCCCCACCCAAAAAAGGGGGGATACCCCCACGGTGGGGTCTGCAAAACTCCAAAACTGCTCGGCTGGCTTAGAAGCAAAAACCCTGCCGTGGTATAATAGATGTATCGGTTGGGTTTGCCAGCCGATCTGATGCCCCGCCAGTTGCGGGGCTTTTGTTTTTGGGACACCTGTCCCAAAGACTTCTTAAGGAGAAGAACCATGCAGAACCAAAAAACACTTAGTGCGCTTTACCTCGGCTATCTCAAGGCAGGTAATCAACTGAGCGAGGCATTGCT